GCAGATGATTAAAAACGGCGTAGCTACAACCATCCACAGAGACGGCAGCATTACCCGCGAAATTGTGGATAAGTGCGATAATTGTGGGGACTACAGGTCCAAACAAGGGGGCCTAACTATCACCGTAGTAGGTGGTGAGGCGGTTATATGGCTATGCGAATTGTGCCGAGGTTAGATCGCGTAGTACTCGACCACGAACAAGAGCAGTTAGCCCACGATGTAGGTTTTAAGTGGATGCAGGTAAAAAACTCGCATCCTACAACGCAGCGGGGACAATATAACCGAGCTCTTAATTATCACGAAATGGTAACGGAAAAGGCTGAGGCTATGGGAGCTCAGATAGCGGTAGCTATTCACTTTAACGATTACTCCTACGTGCCACGCTTTGACGATTTCCACGATGGCGCAGATGTTGGTGGAAATATCGAGGTTAAACACACACACCACGCAAACGGCCATTTAATAATTCAGGATAGGCCTAGACCTGCCGAGCGTATGCGAGACATAGCAATACTCGTAATTGGTAAGTCACCGGTGTATTACCTTGTGGGCTGGATGCCTGTAGCTATGGCTATGCAGCCGAGGTATCGGGTGGCGTGGGATAACAACTACTGGGTACCTCAAGCTAACCTGTTTGAGATGAAGTACCTAAAGAGGTCCGAGTATGGCGACAATGCGCTTTAGCTGCAGGGTTTGTAAGGCCGTACACGATCATAAGAATATAACCGAGTTTGGCAACTTACCGCCCGGGGTACTTGTAGTTGAGTGCCTCGGGTGTGGGGTTTTGGGCGTGCAGCTCATAGATAACGAGGAAACGGTGAACAACCTATGAAACGATATTTGACTAGGCTGGTACGCTCCACACTCGCAGGCGAGCCGCTAGGGCGGGTAGCTCGCAGGCGATGTTTGGTGCTATCGGGAGTGCTATGTATAGCTACTGCAATAACAATAACACCAGCCCTAGCAATAGATAAAAGCAGTATAAAACACTATGAATATAAAGCGTTTGCAGCTTTAATAATTAACGATAGTAAGCAGATGAGATGTTTGGATAAGCTGTGGACTAAGGAAAGTAACTGGAGACCAACAGCTAAGAATAAAAAGAGTAGTGCGTTTGGGATACCTCAGCTCTTAAAGATGACTGAGACAAACCCTTATAGACAGATAGTGTTAGGCATTAAATATGTGGAGCACAGGCATAAGAGTCCTTGTAAAGCTCTAGCATTTCATTATCGTAAGGGGCATTACTAATGGTTAGAGGTAGGCGAGACCCTCGTACATTACAAGCGTATAAACAACAACGCTTAGTAGTACTCGCTAGAGATAACTACGTGTGTGTCTATTGTGGTGCAGATGCTACGCAGGTAGATCACATTGTTAGCTTAAAGGAGGGTGGAGACCCACTTAGTTTAGATAACCTTGTTAGCAGCTGTGCAAGATGCAATAACCGTAAGGGTCCACGCTCACAGGCTGTTTTTTTAGCGTCCATTTCTACCCCCCTTGCCTCTAGGAGCAAAATCTCCCCGAAACAGTCAAGTACGGTCCCTGCCGGTCCGTGTGTGGGCCAAACTAAACAGAGTTGATAGGGATATGACCAAAACAAAAACGCCACTGCAGGGGGCTACTGAGCCGCGATTACATACGCCATTTCTCAAAGGACCTACACGAGGTAAAGAGATAGCAGATTTAGCTACAAGCCTTGAGCTGCCATTATTGCCGTGGCAGGAGTTTGTATTAAACGATATATGCACCGTCGATGATGCCGATATGTTTATTCGGAAAACTAATCTCGTACTTTGTGCCCGGCAAAACGGTAAAACTCATTTAGCGCGTATGTTGATGTTAGGGCACCTGTTTTTGTTTGGATCTAAAAATGTTGTAATTATGAGCTCTAATAGGTCGATGGCTTTGGAGACCTTTAGACAAGTGGCTTACGCTATCGAGGGCTCGGACTCGTTAAGTAAACAGACTAAACAGATACGGTTTGCAAACGGCACTGAGTCAATAGAGCTTATTAACGGCGCTCGCCTCGATGTTGTAGCAGCTACACGAGATGGCTCACGTGGACGTACTGCCGATTTACTCTATATCGACGAGGTACGCGAAATCTCGGAGGAGGGCTATCGCGCAGCTATGCCAGTTACACGTGCGCGGCCTAATGCTCAAACGCTCCTTACCTCTAACGCCGGTGATGCCTTTAGTACGGTGCTCAATGACTTACGCGAAAGAGCTTTAAGTTTTCCTCCGCAGACGTTTGGGTTTTACGAGTACTCAGCTGAACAGTTTGCAAAGATTACGGATCGTAAAGCGTGGGCTCAAGCTAACCCGGCTATGGGTTACACGATTACAGAGGAGGCTATCGAGGAGTCAATAGCTACAAGTCCTATCGAGACCACGCGCACCGAGACTCTTTGCACGTGGATCTCAAGCCTTGCGAGCCCGTGGCCTTATATGAGTGTTGAGGAGTCCGGCGATAAAACGCTACAACTCAACCCGGGCCCTCTTACTATCTTTGGTTTTGATGTAAGCCCTAGCCGTCGCGATGCAAGTTTAGTAATGGGCCAAATATTGCCGGACGGTCGTATAGGCGTGGCAGTCCTTGAGGTATTTCATAACGACGTAGCTATAGACGACCTCTTTGTAGCTCAACGCATTAAACACTGGACAAATATTTACTACCCTCGGACCGTTTGTTACGACAAGTACACCACTGCCTCAATAGCTAAACGCCTTGAGATGAGCGGCGTAGCGATGCAGGATATATCCGGGCAGACTGCCTATCAGGCCTGCGGAGATCTATACGATGCCCTTGTAAATAAACGCCTCGTGCACTCGGGGCAAAATGAGCTAGTCGAGAGTATGGCTAATTGTGCAGCTAAGGTATCGGATGCAAGCTGGCGTATTATTCGGCGTAAATCGGCCGGCCCTGTAGATGCAGCTATAGGTTTAAGTTTTGTAGTTCATATACTAAATCAACCCGTAGGCGAGGTTAAAGTTTACAGTTAGACACGGACACGAAAAACTGCAAAATGCTTGACTAAATGAAAAAATCCCTCTTATGGGACTACTGGAAACTTTAGGTATCAAGAGAGCTGAAAAGCCCGCTATCGAGGCCCAATACGCACCTGCCGTAATGGATACAACTTACGGCTATGGGTCATTTAATACTAACTCCGCTTACGGATATAACGGCGTTGGTATAGATCGTAATTTTGCTTTACAAGTTGCTAGCGTTATGCGCTGCCGTAATTTAATCGCCGGCGTAATTTCGAGTATTGACTTAGCATTATATAAAAAATCTACAGGAGAAAAATTAGGATCTCCTGTTTGGTTAGAGCAGCCGGATATTAGACAGCCTCGCAGTGTAACGATAAGTGCAACAGTGGACTCGCTAATATTTTATGGGGTCAGTTATTGGCGCACGACCTCTTTGTATGCGGACGATGGAAGGCCGTCGGGGTTTGAGTGGGTAGCTAATAATCGCGTTACTTACACTACCGATAAGTTTGGTACAGAGGTACAAGATTATTACGTCGATGGTATTAAAGTACCTATGGGCGGTATCGGATCTCTTGTTACTTTTCAGTCTCTAATTCCTGGCGTATTACAAACTGCAGGTACAACAATTAAAGCCGCTTACGATATACAACGCGCTGCAGCTGTAAGTGCTGCTACTCCTATGGCTACAACAGTATTAAAAAACAATGGCGCAGATTTGCCTGAGTCACAGATACAAGGTTTGTTAGCAAGTTGGAAAGCATCTCGCGCATCTCGTAGCACTGCGTATTTAACAAGCACTCTTAGCGTAGAAAATGTGGGCTTTAGTCCTAAAGATATGATGTATAACGAGGCATCACAATATTTAGCTACTGAAATTGCCCGTGCTATGAACGTACCTGCATATTATATTTCTGCAGATATGAATAACTCTATGACGTACCAAAATATTATCGACGGTCGTAAAGAGTTTGTGGCTTATTCATTACAGCCATATATCTCAGCTATTGAGGATCGTTTATCTATGAACGATATTACAAACTCTGCTAATCAGGTCCGTTTTGCAGTGGATGACTCATTTTTACGCGCAGATGCTAGAGAGCGTTTAGACGTAATCGAAAAGATGTTAAACCTAAATCTAATTGGCGTAGATCAAGCTCGTCAGATGGAACAACTCACACCGCTAGGAGATGCAAGTGCTACTAACGTTTAGTCAAGAAATACAAGCTGCAGACACAGAGCGCCGAGTAATCTCGGGACTTGTTGCACCATACGGCGAAGTAGGTTTTACAAGTGCCGGCCCTGTGATGTTTGAGCGCGGATCTATCGCAATACCGGACGTATCTAAAATTAAACTTTTATCGCAGCATCAACAGGATAAGCCGGTAGGTCGCGCTATTTCATTTAGCGAAGGAACAGGTCCGGACGGTATTTACGGATCCTTTAAGTTATCTAACAGCTCCCGGGGACAGGATGCGTTAGTACTAGCTCAGGAAAACCTAGTAAGTGGCTTATCCGTAGGGGTAGATGTAACTGCCTCTAAGCCTATGGGTGATTACCTGTTAGTAACGGCTGCGGTCCTCAAAGAGGTTAGCCTTGTTGAGAGCGCGGCCTTTTCTAGCGCATCCGTAACTGATATTGCAGCGGCTCGAGCAGCTCTCGAGGCAGCTACAAGTACAAAAGAAAAAACAACAACGATAAATACGACCATCGTAGAAATCGAAACCGAAACAGAAAACGAAAGCGAGGATGCTGTGACTACAGCCCCTGAAAATACACCTGAGGAGACTCAGGTAGATACACCGGTCGAGGCTGAAAAGGTCGAGGCCGCTCGTAAGATTATCCGTCCGTCAGTACTAGACTCACAAAGACTACGTACACCTATTAACTCAATGGCAGCGTACACAGAGCACAAGATTAAGGCTGCTCTAGGTAACGATGACTCAAAGCTATGGGTAACTGCAGCTGATGACTCATTTTCCACAAACCCTGCATTTAACCCAACTCAATACCTCTCAGAGTTTGTAAGTAACACAAACTTTGATACACCAATGATTAACGCGCTATCTCAGGGAGTTTTACCACAAAGCGGTATGACTATCTCAGTACCGTCACTTGTAACTAGCGCCGGCGGTCAGTCAGGCGTTGCACCTGTTGTAACAGTTGAGGCAGAGGCCGGAGCTGTACAAAATACAGGTATGGTTACTCAATACCTCTCAGGTACAGTTAAGAAGTACTCCGGTATGAATACGATTTCAGTGGAACTCCTCGAAAGATCAGATCCGAACTTTTATGCGGAATTAACAAATCAGTTGCAACGTGCCTATTCTCTCGCTACAGATGCTGCAGTAATCGCAGACGTTGTAGCAGGTGGCGTACAAGGTACTGCAGTAGCAGCTACAAGCGCAGGTATTATTTCTTACGTATCAACAGAGTCAGCTAATATTTACAAGAATACAAGCTACTTTGCACGTAACTATATTGCTGGTCCGTCACAATGGAGCCTACTAATGGGCGCTACAGACTCAACAGGTCGCCCAATTTACAACGCTGCGGCACCTATGAACAGCGGCGGTTTGTCCACACCTACAAGTATCCGCGGTAACGTGCTCGGCCTTGATCTATACGTAGATCATCAAATGGTAAGCACAACTATCGACGACTCAGCGTTTATTGTTGCGCCTGAGGCGATGACTGTTTACCGCAGCCCACAGGCGTATATGTCTGTAAACGTCGTATCAAACTTGCAGGTGCAGGTAGCGATTTACGGCTTTATGGCAACTATCGTCAAAATGCCTAACGGTTTGGTGCGTTACAACCTAACCTGATAAATACCTATAGCAGTCGGGAGGGCTCTTAGCCCTTTGAGCTCTCCCGGCCCATAGTTAGAAATGGAGTAAGCAAGTGGCAGCTACTTACGTAACAGAGCAAGAGTTACGCGATAACCTCGGTATCGGCGATTTATACAGCGATGCCGTTGTAGAGGAGTGCTGCCAAGCTGCTCAGGATATTCTTAATCAGTTTTTATGGTTTGACTCCGCGCCGGTAGTGGGGACCACGTTACAAAATAACGTAGCTACCGTAATGATCGCTAACCCGGCTATTTTTACGACCGGTCAAAGCGTTACCTTAAGTGGGTGCGGAGCTACTTTTAACGGTACTTACACAATTACCGGCACTATTCCGTGGAGCACTGGCACTACAAACCTTATCCCTGCTATTAGCTGGAATACGAACGTATGGAACTGGCCTAACGGATATAGCTTTATTCAGTTTGCTAAGACTGCAGCTAACGTTAATTTTTCTCGAGTATTGCCTTACGGCTCTGCAGTAGGAGCGGACACAAAGACAAACAGCTACGCAACAACGCCTGCAGTCCGTGAGGCAGCGATGATTTTAGCCGTAGATATTTTCCAAGCCCGTCAAGTATCACAAACAGGCGGCGTATCTATCGACGGCTTTAGCCCCTCACCGTATCGCCTCGGGAACTCAATGATCGGCAAAATCAGAGGGCTCATAGCCGGATACACAAACCCCGGAAGTATGTGCGGATAAATGCCTACTCCAATAACTACGCTCCGTGCGACTATCGCAGCGGCTTTAGCTAATAACAACGTGTGGAATACCTACGATTTCCCGCCTCCAACTATTACAGCTAATAGCGTTATCGTCGCACCTGCGGATAGTTATTTAACCCCGAGCAATAACACAAACTTAAATATTTCACCATTAGCAAACCTAAAAATTATTATGACGGTGCCTATGCTAGATAACCGTGGAAATCTTAACGGTATCGAGACTCTGGCCTGTGCAGTATTTAAGAAATTGGCAAACTCAAATATCGTAATGAATATTGGCAGTATGACGGCTCCCTCAGTACTTAGCGTACAAAGCGGAGACCTTTTGACGGCCGATTTTAGTATCAGCGTATTAACTAGTTGGGAGTAAACAAATGAGCTACACAGATGAGGATATAGCGTTTTTAATCAAAATCGGACAAATAACCGAGGCTGATAAAAAAGTAACAAAGGCAGCACCCGCACCTATCGAGAAAACAGAGGAATAAGAACAATGGCAATTTATTTATCAAATACGGTTCAGGTAACTCTGAACTCAATAGCGCTAACAGATCACGTAACCGCTGCCACAATTAACCGCACTTTTGACGAGCTCGAAGTTACAGCTATGGGCGATACAGCTCACAAGTTTGTTAAGGGCCTAGAGGCAAGCACAATTACTCTAGATTTCCTTAGCGATACTGCAGCTGCAAACGTAAACGCAACACTGCAAGCAGCGTGGGGTACAACAGTGCCACTAACTCTCAAGCAGTCAAGCGCGGTAACGTCAGCTACTAACCCGCTATACAGCACTACTATTTTGGTAAACAACACCACAGATATTAACGGCGCTGTAGGCGATATTGCTACACAGTCAATTACATTTACTTGTAACTCACCTATCGTAATCACCACATCCTGATAACAGACTAAGGGGCACACAATGGCACGACTCAAAATAACAAGGGCAGACGGAAACGTAACCGAGCACCAAATTACGCCACGTATCGAGTACGCCTTTGAGCTGTATGCAAAAAAGGGGTTTATGCGCGCTTTTCGTGATGACGAAATGCAAACACACCTCTATTGGCTCTCTCACGAGTGCCTAAGGGCAAGCGGAGAAGTAGTACCGGTTTTCGGACCGGAGTTTTTGGATACGTTATCTAAAGTTGAGGTCCTAGACGATCTCCCTTTGGGATAGTGGGGCGGGGGTCTTTTGGGTATCTAGTAGCGCAGTTAGCTATAGCTACCCATATCCCGCCCCAATACTTGCTAGACCTAGATGTAGCGATGTTCCAAAACCTTATACAAGTGTTAAACGATCAAGCAAAGGAGGCGCAAAATGCCCGTAGAGTTAAAGGGAGTACGCGCCACCGTTAAAGCTATGCGCAAGTTTGACCCGGACCTCCTTAAAGAAATGAACAAGGAAATACGCGGTGTAATGATCCCTCTCCGCAATAAGGCTCGAGGTTATGCACCTAGTCCGCAACCGGATAACCTTTATGGCTGGGCCGAGGGCAGCGTAGGCAAGAAAATTACAGCTCGTAACTCTGCCTTTAGAGCTGCTACTGCCACAGGAGAGAAAAGGTTATTTCCTTTGTACGACCATAAAACAGTTGTAGCAGGTATTAAATATAATCAGTCACCAAGCCGCCGTAATCGCAGTGGGTTTAGAGCTTTGTATTACATTTCTAACCTATCGGCAGCCGGTGGTATTTACGAGACTGCAGGGCGTAAAAACCCAGGCGGAGATCCTGGAAGTAAATCTAATAACCCTAATGCGGGTAATCACTTTATTAACCGTATGGGTCCTTTGTATGGTGATAAACAAAAGGAGCGCGGTCGCCTTATTTTCCGTGCAGCTTATGAGGATCGCGGCAAGGCTCAGGATGCGGTTATTTTGGCCATATCTACAGCTATAGGAAAGTTTAATAAAATTAGCAAGGGCAGTTACGGGCGGGCAGCATAATGGCACTACCTAATTTAACGTTTAGCGTTGCCTCGGAGTACGACGGTAAAGGCTTAGGAAAAGCTCGTAAGGACATAAACAGTTTTGATAAAAGCGTTAAAAGTTTAGGCCGAACTCTAGGAGCTAC